TGGTCAACGTCAGCAAGTATCGACAGCTTGAGCGTTCTACTTTGCGCAACCATTTAAAACTCCTTGAGGATCTTGTCAAAAGCATTTTCCCACTTAGCAATGATTTCGGGCTGAATGGCGCGCAATGTTGGATAAATAAACCAGCCGTTTGATCCTCTACCTTTTGGCCCTGATCCTGACCAAATAGGGAATTGCTTATATTTATTTGATCCAAATTCGTTGCCGCCCCAAAGCTGTTGAGTCGTTCCGCCGCCAGAAAACTTTTGCCCGGCAAAACCAAAAGATAGCTCACCGATCTTTGATGATTTGGACACTTTTGATCCGCGGGCTATCTTTTCAGCTGCTCGGCCTCGACCAGTAGCTGTGCCGATAATTTTGTCCTGAGCAAATTCTGCCAAAGCGCCAGAAGCGGCTTTTGCTTGGACTGTTGCCTCTGCGTCCATTGCTTTGAATGCGCCCAAAACGCGGCGGAGATCCGCCTTGTCATAAGCAATCTCAACGCTGTCGCTCATTTTGTTGCTTCTCCAATATCTCAAGAGCTGTGTATATCTGCTCCGCCGTCTGCCATTCGCTCATTGCTATACCAGTCGCCAGTGCAAGCTCGACCAGTATGCGATTTACGCTTCCGGCGGCGTAGCTTTTGGGAGAACCTCACCGACAGTCACGTCAGCAACAGTTTCACACCAAATGTCAAAGCCCTTGATTGGCTTTCCACCAGCTTCGCGCTTCATTGCATTCCACGCAAGAAATAGCAGATCCGCAATTCCAATCTTGTTTTGTGCTTGTGAAATAGTCAGACCTGTTTTGTTTTCCCATTTCGCCCACTCTGGCGGTTGTGCGGTATATGTACCGAACTCGCCTGATGTGTATTCGATTGTTATTGGCAGTTTCATTTTGTGCTCCCGTTTCTCTTTCGATTAACTTATTGTTATGACTGGAGTTGACGCGCAAAGCATTGCCCATGAGTCAGTTTGTGCCTCTGGTGCAGCGCCGCCAGCTGTTGGTGCTACTGGAAACACTGTGCCAGCAAAGCTTGCACCTGTTGCAGTCAATAGCGTAAAAGCTAGAGCCGTATTTGGTGCAGATGTAAAGGCTGTCCACATGGCTTCAAATAGTGAGCCAGTTGCGCCCCAGTCTGCAAGTAACTCAATGTTAAGTGTCCACTGATCGTCAATGTGCTTGTAAGCCTTGCCGTCTAGTGTCTGATAGGTAGTAATGACTGGCGCATTTACTAGCGTGACCGCTGTTGTTTGTGCGTCATAATTCACTGTTGCGAGCGTAAAGGTTATATCGCGACCAGTGACGATTGTTGTTGGCATTTCTTGTCTCCTTAGATTGTTTCTTGTGTGTAGTAAGTGCTGACCGCGAGATCCGCCACTAATAGATTTGAAGCACCTACAGATTGCACTGTCGGACGTTGTACGTCTCCGACTGTGTAGCCCGCAGGCATTGCGCCCATAATCGCAATAATAAGTCGCTCAAGGTTATCGAGCGCGCCAGCTGTGTTGTTGTAGGCAACAGCGGCAGTCACCACAAAGTTGATTTTGACCCTTACGGTGCTTTTGCCAATAGTCGTTGTTTCAAGATATGGCGCGTCCGGGACAATCACGCAAGCTGGTGGAATGACAGCTTCTGGAGGTGATGAATAAACAGAAGCAGCTACGCCAGCCAGAGCTGTTGCAAGTGTGCCGCGGACGTTTGTGGCGATTGTTGTTGGCGTAGGCATTTACATGGCCATTGTTGAAACGTCGATGTAATTGCCTAGCAGGCCAATGACGCGATTTTGTAAGCTGCGACCCATGCGAAATGGGCTAGGCGTAAAGTCAACGCCCTCTATCTGTCCGCCGGGCGCGACCACACTCTGGAATATTTCCACACTGACGATCGTGACCGCTTGTTCAACCGCGTCAGTGCTCGCATAAAGTGTGGCCGCGTTTGCCCCGGATAGGTAGGCCACGCCCGCAGGGATTACCGGGCGAAATGTAATGTCTGCATTTGTAACCGCGCAAGTAAAGTAAAAATATGGCGCTGGATAAGCAAAAGGCAGATAAGGAAACGGATCATAATAATTTGACGTGACTGTCTTTGTGCCGTTAAAAGTATTTGGAACGCAGCCAGTGATCACAACACTTTGATCAGCCACAAATGAATTTGGCTTTTGTGTTATGTAATAGGCGACGTTATTTTGTAAATAAACAGCTGCAATGGCGTTTTGATTTGCAGTAAGCAACGGCAAAATGACCTGTTCGGCCGAATTTATAATTGAGTCAAGATAAGCGTCAGAATATAAGGAAACAGAGACGCCTAACACTGTGCGAAGCTGTGAAGCTGTGATAATGCTAGGCATCTCTGTCCTTTCGTGATCGACTGGCCTAGATACGGGAGCGCACCTAGGCCATGCTTATTTTTTAGGTTAGGTTAAAGCGACGTAGGCCACCGGCAAAGACGGCTTGAGCTGCAATGTAACCGTAGAGCATGATTTCAATTTCGCCTGTTGTTGGCACGTTTGTGGCCAATTGAAGCGCAGGAGACTCAAAAATCTCGATTGAGCGAGGCTCAATGATAAATGCTGACTCGTCGATTGAAGTTGCAACCATGTTTGGATCAACATAGTAATCAAGACCAAGGACGTTTCCGCGAATGCTGGTAGGTGTTGCAGATCCAGCGTTGTTCATAGGATTTCCAGCGTTGTAAATTGGACGCCCTGTTGTATCAGTTGCAGAAAGTAAAGTGCTCCAAATAGAAGTACCTGAAACAAATGACTTTGCTGTGCGCTTTGTTGCGTTGTAAACAGCTGGTGACTCTGTTGATACGAATGAAATCAAACCAGCTGAGTCTGCTGCTGTTGCTGTTGCCTGTGTACCGCCAGCAGTAATTTGTGCAATTACATATTGGTCAGTTGCTTGAGCATAAGCGTCGCGGAGATTTTGGAGCATGATTTCATAAAAGCTCGGATCTGACCGGTCGAGGAGCTCGACTGAATAGCGTTGAAACCCGGCTTTTTTGATAACTGTCGCATTTACATATGCAGAAGTGATCGCAGTTGTACCTGTTGGATCTCCACCTTCAGCAACTGTCGCAGCTGTTGAGTTAGCAGTAATTTTTGGAATAGACACTGTCATTCCATAGCTGCTAAGCGGACGTGTACCACCGCAAGCGTCGATAACTGGACGCATTGCATTTGTGTTTTGTGCTACGTCGCGAACATAAGACACCGGCGAAAACGCTGGATTTGTTGAGAAGCTGTCGTCTGCTGCTTTGATGTATTGGCGAGAGTCCTCGTTGCCAAGGCCAGCCTTGATTGTGTGCTCAAGGTATGAACCGCCTGTTGTGATTGGTGATCGTGGTGATGAGAAGTAGAGAGGACGAGAAGCCTCGACCTTTTCGACTTTGGAAGCCTCAACCGTTTCGGCTGGGACTTCTGGAACGGCTGTAGGTGTTTCCACTTGCTTGTCTCCTTCGGTTGGTTGTTCATCTGCTTCCAATTCGGACTCAGAATTATTGTTTTCACTAGCTGCGATTGCAACCTTTGCGCTGGCAATGGCTGGATCGGTGACAAGTGAAACTTCTTTGAGCGCACTCGCGCTAACCACTAAAACGCCATCAACGTTTTTGTATTTTTGTGCGATAACGCCGACGCTAAAACCGTCACGCAGACCAGTTGACGCCTCGACAAGCGCGTCTGATCCTGCTGTTGTATTACCGATAGAAAACGTCGCGTAAATTCCCTCGTCGTCCTCCTCATAGCTTTTTAGAAATCCAATTGGACTTTCGCGGCGGTGCTCAAGCAAAAGTTTTGTAGTTTCGCCCAAAGTAATTGAACCTTTTTCAAACATAGTTGATCCAGAGCTAGTGACGCCTTGCTCATTCCACGTCACAATGCGACCAGACAATTCACGCTTTGGAAAATCCGCAGCTTCGACTTTAATTGAAAAGTCCATTTTGATTGGTTTTTGTATGCTGTATGTCATCTGATCATTTCTTCCTCTAGTCGGATTTCATCTGAAGTCAAAGCGCCAAT